GTGACGAGCTGCTCGAACGTTGGGGGCCGCTCAAGATGAGCGAGGCCATCGCCTATACCGCCTTCCGTGGCACCTATGGCGAGACCATCACCTTTGGTGAAGGTCGCAACGACTTCCTGCTCTCCTGCATGGGTACCAGCAAGTCCCCGAGCCCCAGCTGGGAGTTCGCGGCCAGCTATTGCGGCATCGCGGCCTATCACCTGGCCATCGACCCAGCCCGCCCGCTGCAGACCTTGGCACTGCCCGGCATTCTGGCGCCGGCCAAAGCAGACCGTTTCGCCTTCGACGAGCGCAACAACCTGCTCAAATCGGGTATCGCGACTTACCAGATCCAGCCTGGCGACGTTGTGGCCATCGAACGCGAGATCTCGATGTACCAGGAGAACGCCTTTGGTGACCCGGATCCGTCTTACCTGGACATCACCACCCCGGCCACCCTGGGCAAGATGCGCTATGACATCAAGGTGATGGTCACCAACCGTTACCCGCGCCACAAGCTGGCCGATGACAATGTGCTGGCTCAGATTGACCCGGCGCAGCCGGTGGTGACGCCAAAGCTGATGGAGCAGGCGATTCTGGAAGTAGCGCTCGGCTGGGTGACCAGTGGCCTGATGGAGAACTTTGACTTGTTCAAAGAGACCCTGAACGTCTACCGAGACACTGCCGATCGCAACCGCCTCAACTGCGTGTGCCACCCGGACGTTGTCAACCAGCTGCGTGTCTTCGCAGCCCTGATCCAGTTCAAACTGTAAGGAGAGCACCATGGGAATGATCCTGGGTGAAGTGACCATTCGCGCGAATGGCAAGCAACTGAAAACCAAGGGCGGTGCCACGCTCAACCCGGGCGGCTACAGCCGCACCCAGCACACCGGTCCAGGCAAGGTATGGGGCAAGAGCAAGAAGTACAGCCCGCCCAGCATCGAGCTGGTGATCGCCGCCGATGAAGATGTCGATGTCATCGAGATAAACGCTATCGAAGATGCGACCCTCACTTGGGAGGGCGACAACGGGGTCAGTTATATGATGACCAAGGCCAGTACCAACGAACCAGCCAGCCTGCGGGAGGACAGCGGCGATATCGCGGCCACCTTCTTCGGCGACAAAGTAGTGGGGATCTGACCATGGCCCGGATCACCTTCCAACTCGAACATGGGATCCCGGGCAAAGGGAGCGACGAACAGTCGCTCCTTTATCGTGAAGTCGGTCTGCGTGAACTGACGTCAGCCGATCTGATCGATGCCCAGCTCGAAGCCGAAAAAGTGGTGGTGCAGAACGGCAAAGCGGTCGCCTATACCAGCGACGTGCTTTATGGCCTGAACCTGCTTTGCCGCCAAGTGGAATATATCGGCGAAATAAAAGGCCCGTTGTCTATGCAGCTGCTTAAGAAATTGCATGTCGATGATTTCGGTTTGTTGCAAAGCAAAGCACAAGAATTGGATCTGGCATTGACAGAGGCCTTGGCAGAACGGGGGCGATCTAATTCAGCTGGCTGACCCGGTCATGGGGATCATGTTGGCCATGAGCAAATATATCCCCACAGCTGAGCTGAAATATTTACCCGTCCGCCACCTGCTGCGCAGATTTGACCAATTAAAGCAAGCTATCACGCCAAGAAAATAAAAAGGAAATGCCATGGCCAAGCAACTTGTCACCGATATTGTTATTAACCTTGCTGGCAACCTTGCCAATAAGGCGCGGCAATATGGACAGAGCATGACCCAGTTCGCTGCCAATAATCAGCGTGCCATGAATATGCTCAAGATGTCGGCCTCTCTCCCGTATCGCCATCGCTGCCGAGATAAGCCGCGAGAAGTCAGCAGAGCTGTATGACGAGATCCAGCGCGTCTCCAACCTAAAGGGCATTCGCATTGACCCTGCCGAAGCAACATCCGCCATTGAAGAGATCCTGACCAAAACAGGTGATCTCGAATACGCGATTGCCAACCTGCCCAATATTGCTGCCGTGATCCAGGCGACCGGCGCTGGCGGCCTTGAGGTCGGTGGCATCTTCACCGAATTCAAGAAGCTCAACATACAGAACAATGAGGCGGCCATGAGGGCCATTGATACCCTCAACCTGCAAGGCAAGAGCGGGGCCTTTACCCTGGGCAATATGGCCAAAGAGGGTCCCAAGATATTTGCGGCCTATGCCGCCACCGGTCGCCAGGGTGCCGAAGCAGTCACCGAACTGGGTGCCGCCCTGCAGGTGATCCGTCAGGGCGTCGGCTCTGATGCCGAAGCGGTGACGGCCTTCGAATCCATCATCCGCGATATCACCCGCCCTGATACCGTCAAGAAGCTCAAGCAGCTGGGCGGTATTCAGGTATTCGACCCTGAGCAGCTCAAGCAGGGCAAAGAGGTCATGCGCTCCCTGCCGGCGCTGATTGAAGAGATCGTCACCAAGTCGGGCGGTCTCTCCAGCAAGCTCTCCATGCTCAACCTTACCGACGAAGCCAAGCGGGCACTGAAACCGGTTATCGCTGAGTTCGTCCAGACCGGCGACGTCAAGGCGTTCGACGAGTTTCTGAAACTGTCTGGCGACGGCACCACCACCCTCAACGATGCAGCTGTGGCGGCCAATGACTTTGCCGCCAGCCTGCAATTGGTCAGCAACAGCTGGAATCAGTTCGCCAACCAGCAGTTGGCTGGCCCCGTGGCCGAGCTGGCGAATGCCATCAACAGCCTGGAACCGGATGCCGTGCAGAACTGGCTGGAGACTGGCAAGAACATCGCCCTGGTAGTCGGTGGTCTGGTGGCCGTCAAGAAGGGAGTGGATGCGGTGCGCTGGACCAAGGGCGTCTGGGATGCAGCCAAGCCCAGCAAGGGCGGTGCCGGTGGCATGGGTGGTGCCATGGCCGATCTCGGCGCGACCCCCGTCTATGTGGTCAACATGCCAGGCGGTGGTATGGGGGGGATGGGAGGCGGTGCTGATCTTCCAGGTGGCGAACCGGGCAAGGGAGGCCCCAAACAATCCCCCACACCATCCTCGCCAAAATCACGCTTTGGTATATCTGGGTTGGCGGAATTGGCCACCATCACATATGCCACTACCTTGGTGCCTGAGTTCAGCCCCATCTCTATCAGCCGGGCCGCAGATAGAGCCAAGGATGTGGATAAAAATACAGGGCTGTTTGGAATCCCTACTCCATCCGGTCTGGCTGCTCCTGGCCTACTCGACGTATTTGACGAGATGAAGGCCTTTTTCACCCGTGATGTTCAGCCCATGCCTCGACCTGACAATTTGGCGGCTTCGCTAGATATCAAGGTCAGCGATGACCGCATCACCGTTCGCGCCCGCGATGCGGCTCCCGGGCTGCAGGTGCGCGTTGATAACGGCCCTTCATTGATGCCTTAAGGAGGGTTTGAATGAGCTTTGAAGAGCGTTTGACAGCCTCGATCCGGGGCGTTGAATTCCTGTTGAATACCGTGGAAGGCAAAGGCGGTCGCCGTGCCATCCCACGCGAATACCCCAAGCGCGAAAGCGGCTGGACCGAAGATAACGGCGCGGCGATCACCAACGAGCAGATCACCGGCAAGCTGGTTGGAAAGGACTATATCGCCCAGCTGCGTGCCCTGCTAAATGCCCTGAACCAACCCGGCACAGGCGAGATGATCCACCCATGGTGGGGTGTGCGCACCGTGCAGGTCGGTGAGGTCAGCCACCGCCTTGATAACGAAGAGACCGATGTCGCCTATGTGACCTTCACGGTCTGGGAGGCGGGCAAGAACCTGTTCCCCTCGGCCGCTATCGATACCGCCGCCACCCTGGGCAATGCCGCCGCCTTGGCGCAGGGTGCCAGCGAGCAATCATTCCTCGATTCCTTCATCACCGGCATCGACAACATGGGCGTGATGGTCGATACCTTCCTCGACGATCTTGACGAGTTGACCCGTGGCCTGCCATCCCTGCCTGACCAGTTCCGTGAGTGGACCGATCGCCTCATGCGCACCAAGGATAGTGTCGGGGCGCTGCTGGCCTACCCGGGCGAACTGGCCCGCGAGGTGACCGGCATCGTGGAGGATGTCAAAGGCGTGGTGACTGACCCCATCCGAGCGCTCTCTGTCTATGACCAGGTAAGCCGCCGTTGGGAAGGGATGCGCGCCGAGCTGGCCATCACCGGCGGCTTGCCGACCAGCATCAACAGCGACGTAACCACCGGCGTTGCCTCGTCGGTACCGACCATCGACACCCCGACCGAGCTGAATGCCGCTCTCGATAACGGCAAGGCCTTCACCGCGCTGATTGACCGTGCCACCGCGACGGCCGCCGCCAGTGCCATTGCCAGCGCGGATCTCGGTACCACCCGCGACTTTACCCCTGACCAGAGCGGTCAGGTGACCATCGGACAATCGCTGACCGGCGATCAGGTCAACAATCAGATCAGCCGTCCGGTCACCATGGATGGCGTGGTGGGGGCTGATCGCAATCTGCTGCTAACCGCTGACGATCTGGAACAGCTGGCCAACTACTGGGCCAACCGGCTGGCCGAGCTGGCCATGGATGCGGTAGATGCCGAGCAGAGCGACGTCTGGCGCGCCCTGCGTGATCTGCGACTTGCCCTGCTCAACGACAGCCGAGAACGCGGTGCCAAGCTGCCGCGCCGCCGTCAGCTCTCCCTGACCACTACTACCGCATCGGCCCTGCTGGCGTGGCAGCAGTATGGCGATGCCGAGTACCGTGATCGGTTGGTGATGGGAAATAAGCTGCGTGATCCCGCCTTTATCACCCCGAGCACCAATATTCAGGTGGTGGACGAGGTGACCAATGGCTGAACCCATTACCCTGCGCGTGGATGGCCAGTTCTATAGCGGCTGGCAGAAGGTGCGCGTTACCCGCAACCTGCGCGATGTCGCTGGCGATTTCGAGCTGCACCTTACCCGTAAATGGGAAGATGCCAAGGCGATGGCTATCCGTGAAGGCAGCGCCTGCACCGTGCATATCGGCAACGATCTGGTGTTGACCGGCTACGTTGACGACTTCACCCCAAGTTATGACGCCAAAGAGGTGAGCTGGGTGGTCAGTGGCCGCAGCAAGACCAGCGATCTGGTGGACTGCTCGGCCATCTACAAGAGCGGTCAATGGCAAAACGTCACCCTCGACAAGGTGGCCCGTGATATCAGCAAGCCGTTCGGCATCGAAGTGGTGGTCGAGTGCGATCTGGGGGCAGCCTTCCCCCGCGTGGCCATCGAGCAGGGCGAGACCTGTTTTGAGCTGCTCGACCGCTTGGCCAAGCAGCGGGCTGTGCTGCTCACGACCAACGAGAAAGGCCAGCTGGTGCTGACACAAGCCAGCGAGCAGGCGATGGGCGCCAGCCTGATCCTGAGCGAGAACATTCTGGCGGCGCGCGGCAACTTCAGCATGCGCGATCGGGCATCAGAATGGATAGTTAAGGGCAGTAGCTACGGCGGCGGCGCGACGTGGGATAACACCCCGACCACTACCATCGGAGGTCAGAAGGCCACCATCAGCGATCCGGATGTGCCGCGCTATCGCCCCCGCATCATCATCGCCGAAGATGTCACCACCGTGGCCGGTGCCAGCAAGCGCGGCCAGT